TGTTGTAATTTCTGTTCCTCGACCACCTTCTCGTCTTGGAAGCCAAAAATCTTCTAACATACTCATGTGATTTCTATCATCTCGTATTTCACCAGTTGTAGCGTCATAAACCAATTTATTACGATAGCGATTCATAACGTCTTTGAGATACTGTTCTGCTTTTATCTTGGGCAGATTGCCAACATCAATGTAGAAAATCCTACGTTCGGGCGCTCTTGAAATGCGATAGATAACCAACGCATCTTCAATCATCCTTAGTTGATTTACTGGCTTAATTGCTTTATGTAGATAAGATAATACTCTTCCACTGTTACCATCAATAATTCCTGATGGAACATAAGAAACTGCATCTGGTGCTATTTTTAAACCTGTGGTTGTTCCAGAGCCAGCATTAGCTATTCCCTTTTCGTTGTAGATAAAATATTCTTCAATCTTCTCTACAACGTCTGCCCCACTTTTTGCGTCCTTTTCTTTTTTTACTTCTCTTACTTTTTTAATTTTACTTGGGTCAACATATCTTAGTTCTATGATACCCCGTCTTGGGTTTGTTTTATCAACAATTTTGTGATAGTACATTCTTCCATCAATGTACCATCTTCTAAATATGTCATGTCCTTTTTGTTCAAATTTAAGTAAGCGAAGAACTTCTAGAAACTCATCTCTAATTTTTCTTTTAATTTTGTCTGGGTAATCAAGTCTCTCCAAAACAATTTGCACAGGCACATCATCTTCATTAGCAACGATACCTTCATTAACAATATCTTCAATAGCAGTGTCACATTCAGATTGTTGAGCAATATCACGATATCGCCTAATTAAATCTAAATCTGTTCTTTCTCTGCCATCAGTATTTAAAATTTGACCATAAAAGCCGCCGCTGGCAACATCAATTGTGCCATCATCGGATGAGGGAGATACGAAAGATGGTATCCCCCCCTCATCCTTTTTAGGTCTTTCTATACGAAATCCGAAAAGTTCTGCCATAATAACTCCTATTCCTACTATTTAGTAGTATTCTAGAAGTCTAGAAGTTAACGCCAGAAGCTTCAAAGTGTTGATATCTCCAAGATACATCAAAAGTTTCAATAGCATCAGCTTGTTCAGAGGACAGTTCGATTGCACTGACCGTAGTTGGCCAAGCATTTTTAAAAACGTAAGTCTTCAAAACTGTATCATCACGATCTAATTGTTCTACACTTAAATCTGTCTGATAATCAGATGGAGTAGTAACACCAGTGGCATTTGCAAAATCATTGATGCCATTGGACCACCTTTCCATAGCATTACGAATCATGAAGTCTGTATCATTCATAAAGGTTGTTGTCCAAGCTTCATCAAAAACTCTGTCTCCAGCAATATAAATGTTTCTACCTCTAAACGGAATTGGTATTTCAGTGGTAGTGTGCGCTGGAAGATTGGAACCTCTCACTAGAAAGGAAGTTCTGCGAACATCCAATCCGATTGCAATGCCTGATGGTGGTGTGATTGTAACTCTAAATTGGTTTGCTCTTGCACCACCGCCAATTAGATTAGCTTTAAAGTCATCTATGTTAGCCATTATTAACCTCCTACCTCGCTAAACGCAACGCCAGTTCTTGTTGCTATAAAGTTAAGGGTAATAAAGTTGATAGAACGATTTGGCTTAACAAAAATATCACCGACAAATTCGTTACGATCAATTACCTCTGCGGTGTTGTTTGATGCATCAGCCTTAACACTAAAATCTTGTATTCCCCGTCTTCCTTGAACATCTCTCAAGAAAGGCTCGACTAAATTTCGGAATTGCGCTCTTGTAAACTCATCGTTAAATTCAAACAATTGAAACTTAGCCGCTGTTGCAATTGCTTTTTCAAGAACCAAGAACAATCGGCGCACATTAATTCTATCAAAGGCGCTTGGTTTAGCCAATGCTGTTTTATCACCAAACAAAACCACACCTTGACCGGGGAAATCCACAATTGGGTTGACCCTTGCCCTATAGAGAATATCTCTTTGTGCGTTATTTGGATTGAACGACAGTTTAATAGCCCCTCTTACATTCCCACGATTTAAACCAGCAGGAGAGAACCAAGCATCTGCAACTTGATCTGTGAAAGCGCACAAACCAGCAGTATCACCATTCATTGGCACATATCTGAAAACGTCGTTATATTTGTCATACATGTATTTGTAACAACTATCGTACACCACATATGAGGATGATGGGCAAGCATCAAATGCCCGTTTAACATTATCCGTTGCCTTGGCATTATATTCAGCTGTAGATGTTGTTGTAACACCGACAGTGGCAGACCTATGTGGTGAAACAAAAGCTACACAATCTCTTCTTGACTCAACCAAAGCTGTAAGCATTGTGACATGAGTATCTTGAGTTGTTGCGTTGTCGCCCGCTCCACCTCCTCGACCACCTAAAATAAGATTAATATCAATTGTCTCTGGGTTGTTAAACTTATCATAAGCTCTTTGCAATTCACCAGCAGTTATAGCATAATCATCTGTACCACCGGATAAAATATAATTTTGTGGTTCTGTTATTATAACATATGATAGGGTGGCTTCTTCTAAAAGAATATCATCACCAGCATCAGTGGATGCTGTATCTGTTCCATTAAGGTCAATATTATCACCAGCGTTTGTAGCTGATGTGTCAGTTCCATCTAAAATGAGGTCGCCTTCATTATTAATGTCACTTCCCCAATCAGTACCAGTTGAAAGGTGGTCGCCCCAGTAGATAAACCTTGATTGCCTATAAATAACATTTGGATAGTAAATGCTGTTACCTTCGGGTGACTTTGCTTTTGGGTTTTTAGACCCAACAAAAACTTCAAGAACAGATGAAAGTCTGTGTGTTTTTGAAGCGCCAGATTGAGGATTATCCATTCTTCCACCAGAAAATCCACTAATTTTTCCGTCAATGTCATACACAACAATGAACATTTGGTCACCTTTAGCTCTACCATTATCAATGGCAAATTGAGAATCACCGGGACCAGCGCCACCAGAATTTTCTTGCTCTTCTAAGAATAAATCGTAGTATCTCCATCTTCTTTTAATGAAAGAATTATCAGCAATAGCAGATTGCAATCCTCTGCCCTTTGCATCATCTTTTAAACGAATGGTTAAAGTGTTGCTATTAATTGCAGTAACCTCATATTCATTAAAATCATCAATAGCAGTAGTATTACCAGAATTAGAAAAGAACGAAATTAAATCGCCAACATTAAATCTATAACCAGACTTAGTGGCATCATCAACAGTGATTGTAGTGTCACCTTCACTTGCTGCGCCATTGGTTTGATTATTTGAACCTAAATTTTGCTCATATGCATCATTATTAGCACAAACAGAAACACCAAGCGAGTTTCCATCGGTTCCTGCTTCTCTGGCAATCCAATCATTTGTGGTGCTTTGACCATCGCCACTTTCAGAATAAAAACTTGCAAGATAATGGTCAGTGTCTCTAATGAGAACTCCTGTTCCACTTTCACCCGCATTTAAAATTCCAGTTTCAGCACGAATAACTTTTAATTGATCTGAATACTGAAGAAAGTTTGCTGCTGTAAAAAAAGTTTCAAACTGATTACTGTCAGATTGTGGTTCACCAAAAATAGCCACCAAATCTTGTTCAGATGTAACTGTTACAATCTCACCAACTGGACCTTTTTTAAAGGCTCCAGCAATTGCTCCGATTGAAGTAGAAACAGCAGGAACTACATTTGTTAAATCAATTTCCCTAACCCGTACACCGGGAGATACTAAGAAAGACATCTACAATACTCCTTTATTAATAGAAGGTATTTGAAGAATATTTATAAAAACTCGTATTTGTAAACAACACATTTATAGTTGTTATAACATATAAATAAAAGCATGAATGAGCATTATGAAAAATACAAAGAAACAATCAAGAAAGTAGCAAGAAGAAATTATCGTAAGAGAATTATACTTCTTAATGATTTTCTAATCGGCAATTCATGCATTCATTGTGGTGAAAGTGAAGCTGTGTGTTTAAAATTCTACCCTCATGATTCTGAAATTCGTAAAATTACAAAGAGAGTTGGAACGAATAATGACAGCCGAAAAGAAATATTCCACCTAATTGACCAATCAAAAATAGTTTGTTCTAACTGCTTTATCAAAATTGATAACGACTTAATAGAATTTATTTAGTGTTTTACCAGTTTGAACCATAGTCTCTTACGATTGGGTTCCAGCGAGTTCCATATTCATCAACCATCTCACCAATATTTTCATCTTCAAGACCGTCTACAATAAATCCAAAGGGTGCCATATCTTGTTCTAACAAGTCTTGCTGTTCTTTCATCATTGTAGCTCTAACATCCATGTCAGACAATTCTTTAAAATATTGCTGGTCAGTTGCCCACGCAAAAAGAAAAAGACATGCAACCAAATCATCATTACACCCATCATCTGCCTCAAATGATTGTCCTTTGATGATAAAGGTAGATAGTTCATTAATAATATCTAAATCTTCTATTATAATCTTGTTGTCTTCTACAAGTTGTTTAAGGTTAGAACAACCAATTCTTTTAACCGCCTTTGTTGTTCTAACTCCCAACTGCGCTCTACCTCCAGAAAACCCTCCACCTAAAATCTGTCCTGCCCTTCCTCGCATAGACGCCATCATTAGATTATCATACTCCAAATCAAACTGCAATGTACTAGCTACCTGTTCTCCAATATCATTTACTTCAACTAAAACAAACGCTTGATTATATGCTCTGGCCACATCATAAATTTTTGCAGGGAATAGTAGAGGTTTAATTTCATTATCTCGATATTTTGCTACAATTTTATATGGTATTTGAGAAACATCTATAATCGTATATGCTGAATAATCGTTAGAGGTTCCTCTAGATACATCAGCAGTTAGCATATAAGTGTGACCTTCCTCTGGCTTAACATGCACATCTAATCCTGCATTTGATTGTATGGGTTGTCTATATGTAAGAGTTCTAAGTTTTGCTGGAGCAATAAGGGTATCAATTGATCCTAAAAACTCACATTCAAATTCTGTGTTGAACTGCGCTTCTGATGTATTTTTAATTGTTTGTTCTTTCCATGCATCATCTCGCCCCGGCACTTCACTCCAATGAACTTCAATTGGTACATATTCATTTCTTTTCTCTTCTGCATCTACCCATAACTTGTAGAACATGTTCATACCATGTGGTGTGGAAACAATCATTACCTTTGTGGTTTTACCAGAGGAAATTGTGGGGTACACAGAGGAGAAGAACTGTTCAGCGACATTAGCTGGAACGTAGGCGAACTCATCCAAGAAGATAATATTATAAGACCCACCACGAACAGCACTTGCAGAAGTAGACGATGCTAATATTTTAGAACCATTTTCTAATTCCAAACTACCTTTGTTCCAAGACATTACACCCTGTTGCAACCATTTTGGTAGATGCTCATAGGCAAGCTGCAATCTACCTAGTAAATCTCTTGCAGTTGCTGCCTTATTAGCAAGTATTGCTACATTAACACTAGGATTAAATAAAACATAGTGTAGCAGATATGCAATAATTGTTGTTGATTTACCCGATTGTCTT